ATTTAATCTCTCAAATTTCTGAGATGGATATGGAACCATCATGCTTCTTGTCAGATCCTATGGAAATTGTTGAAGGAGACTTTGGCGTGGTTCTTCAGAAATTTCCTAGGTATGCAAATCAAAGAAATGTCTTGCTTTATTCGGAATCTCTTGCTACACTGGTGGAACCGGATCCCCAAATCCTAACCAAGTACCAAGCACTCCTTCCACCTGATGACGAAGAACTTCTACAGTAATGTATTTCTTTCTGGGGAAACCATCTATTATATTGGATACGAAAATGGCGAACGTGTTCAATATAAAGATCAGTTTTCCCCAGTTTTATTTGCACAGACTAATAAACAAACTGAATATAAAACCTTAGATGGTAATTACGCTCAAAAGTTTGAGTTTGGTGGTATTAATGATGCCAAAGAATTTATCAACAATCACAAGGACGTAGAAAATTTTAAAATTTATGGTAACGATAAATTTTTGTATCAGTACCTGAATTCTAATTTTACTGAAGAGATTGATTATGATAAATCGCTATTAAAAATCTACACCATTGACATTGAGACTACTGCTGAAAACGGATTTCCTGATGTAAAGGAAACTATAGAAGAGATTCTTTGCCTTTCTATTAAAGATTTTACAAGTAAGAAAATTATTGTTTGGGGTACTAGAGAGTATGATAACTCTCGTAGTGATGTTGAGTATCGGGTATTCTGGAAAGAGCAGGAAATGCTAATTGACTTCCTTAATTGGTGGTCTACAAATACTCCAGATATTGTTACTGGATGGAACGTTGATCTATTTGATATTCCATATATTTGTAAACGTATTGATCGTATACTTTCATCCAAGCATATGAAATCTCTTTCTCCTTGGAATAAAGTATATGAAAAAGAGGTTGAGGTTACGGGCAGAGACTATATTAAATTTGATATAGTTGGCGTTAGCATCTTAGATTATTTGGATCTCTATAAGAAGTTTACCTACAAGGCACAGTCTTCTTATAGACTTGATTATATTGCTGACGTTGAACTTGGACAGAAGAAACTCGATCACTCAGAGTTTGGTACTTTCCGGGAATTCTATACTAACGATTGGCAAAAGTTTGTAACGTATAACATTCATGACGTTGAACTTGTTGACCGGTTGGAAGACAAGATGAAGCTGATTGATCTTGCTCTTACACTTGCATATGATGCAAAGGTGAACTATACAGATGTTTACTATCAGGTAAGAATGTGGGATCAAATTATTTACAACGAACTTACTAAACGAAATATAGTTATTCCCCCAAACGAAAGAAATGAAAAGGATGCTAAGTATGCTGGTGCGTATGTTAAAGAACCTGTTCCAGGAATGTATGAATGGGTGGTTAGTTTTGACCTCAACTCGCTCTACCCTCATCTCATTATGCAGTACAATATCTCGCCGGAAACCTTATTACCAAACCGACACCCATCGGCAACGGTAGATAAGATTTTAAATCAAGAACTAGATTTTAGTGATCTTGATGGTAGGACTGTTTGTGCCAATGGTGCTTTTTATGATACAACTCGACGTGGGTTTCTTCCAGAACTTATGGAAAAGATCTACAATGAGAGGAAGATTTATAAGAAGCAAATGCTTGTTGCTCAAGCTGAGTACGATAAGAATCCTACTCCAGAACTGATGAAAGATATTACCAAGTTTAATAACTTTCAGATGGCACGTAAGATTCAACTTAACAGTGCTTATGGTGCAATTGGAAACCAGTATTTTCGATATTATAAATTGACAAATGCTGAAGCAATTACTTTGTCTGGTCAGGTTTCTATTCGTTGGATTGCTAATAAGATGAACGAGTATCTAAATAACCTTTTACAAACGACAGAAACCGATTATGTCATCGCTATCGATACCGATTCGATCTATCTTAATCTTGGACCTCTTGTTGATAAATTTTTTAGTGCTAGGTCTAGTGACAAGGCAGCAATTGCTAAAGTATTGGATAAGATCTGTGGGGAGAAACTGGAACCGTTCATCGAACAGAGTTATCAGGAACTTGCGGATTATGTCTCGGCTTATGAGCAGAAGATGATTATGAAGCGAGAGAACATTGCAAACAAAGGCATTTGGACTGCAAAGAAAAGATACATTTTAAATGTTCTTGTTGATGAAGCAACAGTTCTCACCAAACCAAAACTAAAGATTATGGGTTTGGAAGCAGTAAAATCTTCTACACCAGCACCATGCCGAAGTAAAATTAAAAATGCATTTGATTTGATTATGAGTGGTACTGAGGAAGATGTAATTAAATTCATCGATGATTTTAGAAATGAATTTTACAGTCTGCCTCCTGAAGAAATTGCATTTCCAAGAAGCGTTAGGGGATTGACAAAATGGAGAGACCCTGTTACTCTGTATAAGAAGAGCTGTCCTATCCACGTAAGGGGTTCTTTGCTATACAACTTCCAATTAAATAAAAACAATCTATTCCATAAGTACCCTCGCATCCAAGAGGGAGATAAAATTAAATACATTTATCTTAAGACTCCAAACAAACTTGGAGAAAATGTTTTTTCTTTTGTGTCTGACTTTCCTACGGAAGTTAACCTAGAGAAATACGTGGACTATAAATTACAATTCCAAAAGTCATTCTTAGATCCTTTAAAGATTGTATTGGATGCTATTGGTTGGCGCACAGAACAAACAGCAAACTTAGATTTTCTATTCGCATAACTTATGTTTGAAACACTTGCAAAAGAAGCAAAGAACGAGTATCTTAATCTTGTCTCTGATCTTGAACGTGGTCAGGGATTTATTGATACTGGATCTTATATTTTAAATGCTGCGGTAAGCGGTAGCATTTATGGTGGAATCCCCGATAATAAAGTTACTGGTCTTGCGGGTGAGCAATCAACTGGTAAGACTTATTATGCAATTGAAATTGCTAAACACTTTCTTAATCAAAATCCAGATGGAGCAGTATTTTATTTTGATACAGAGTCTGCAACTTCTGCTGATATCTTCATTGATCGTGGAGTAGATCCCGATCGAGTTTGGTTGTTTCCCGTAGATACGCTTGAAGAATTTCGTACTCAAATCATTCGCATCTTAGACAATATGCTAAAAATGAAAGAGAGTGAACGAAAGCCATTGTTTATTGTTCTAGACTCTCTTGGTATGCTTCCTTCATCTAAAGAACTTACAGATGCTTTGGATGATAAACAAGTACGTGATATGACAAAGGCACAAGTAATTAAATCTATCTTTAGAATTATTACTAGTAAACTCGGGAAACTTAAAGTTCCTATGGTAGTAACTAATCATACCTATAAAACGATGAACATGTATGGTGAACAAACGGATATGGGCGGCGGCAGCGGACTTAAGTATGCAGCTTCTTCTATCATTATGTTGTCCAAGTCGAAGGAAAAGGATGGAGATGAAGTTGTTGGTAATATAATTAAAGCAAAAATGAACAAGTCTCGCTTTACAAAAGAAGCAACAGTATCACCAACTAGACTCTTTTTCGATGAACGTGGTCTTGACAAATATTATGGATTGGTTCAACTTGCTGAGAAGTATGGTATCTTTGAAAAATCAGGAAAGTATTTTGTTATTGATGAAAAGAAGTATTATGAGTCTGCCATTGTAAAAGAACCAGAAAAGTTTTTTACTCCAGAAGTTTTAGAGAAATTAGATTGGGCAGCACAACAAGAATATAAATTGGGAGAAAAATGAATAGAGTACAGGACTTTATAAAAGTATATGATAATGTATTTGACGAAAAGTACTGTAAATATCTAATCAAGTATATCAATACTGGTAGTCCTGAATTTATTGATTATGACAACAGACCTAAGTTCCAGCAAATAGTTTTCAAAAAGGAAATGGTACAGGTCTGTGTCGATAAGATAAATCCTTTTTTAGACAAATATGTAAACACTGTTGGTTGCGAAGAGTGGTTGCCAGAAGAATATACATATGAATATCCACGGGTTAAAAAATACAGAAAGGGGACCGATGACCAATTTGCATCTCATGTAGATGTAACTGATCATTCTTCTTCACGAAGATTTCTATCATTTTTAGTATATCTAAATGATGTTGAAACTGGAGGAGAAACAAAATTTCTTGGCATAGGCAAGCATATCCGCCCAAAGTGTGGTAGGATGTTAGTGTTCCCTCCCGTGTGGACATTTCCTCATCAAGGAAATCCATCCCCCCTTGTGGACAAGTACATCCTAAGCACCTATTTGCATTATCTATGAATACTATCGAGACCACGATTCTTAAAAATCTAGTATGTGATGATGTGTTTAGGCGACAGGTGTATCCATACTTAAAAAAAGAATACTTTGAAGACAAATTTAATAAAGTACTATTTGAAATAGTATCTGAATTTATTACTAAGTATCAGAAGTGTCCTAGTAAAGAGAGTCTTCAGATTGATCTTCAAAATATGAAGCATCTTACTGAGGAGATTTACACCAATGTTACTACACTAATTAATAATCTTGAAGCAGAGCCAGTTGATTATCAATGGTTGATTGATTCTTCAGAAGAATGGTGTAGGAACAGAGCAATCTATCTTTCTCTTCTTGAGAGTATTAGAATCGCTGATGGCGAAGACCAAGAAAAGGATATGGGTTATATACCTCATATCCTTTCTGATGCTATTGCAGTTTCATTTGACAATAGAATAGGACATAACTACTTTGAGGACTATGAAGAAAGATTTGAATCTTATAGCAAAGTAGAAAGTAAAATTCCATTTGATCTTGATATGTTTAACAAGATCACTAAAGGTGGAATTCCCAACAAAACATTGAATGTTATTCTTGCAGGAACTGGCGTGGGTAAATCCCTTGCCATGTGTCATTTTGCAGCAGCAACTTTACTACAAGGCAAAAATGTTTTGTACATTACTTGTGAGATGTCAGAAGAAAAGATTGCAGAACGTATTGATGCAAACTTGATGTCTGTTAATATCAAGGATCTTCCTACTCTTCCTCTTCAAATTGTTTCAAACAAAGTAGATAGTTTGATTAAGAAGACAAATGGAAAACTTGTCATTAAGGAGTATCCTACTGCATCTGCCCATGTGGGACATTTTAGGTCTCTTCTTAGTGATTTGTCTCTCAAGAAAAGTTTTAGACCCGATATTATCTTTGTGGATTACCTTAATATTTGTACATCCCAAAGGTTTAAAGCAAATTTTGTCAACTCGTACACCCTCATCAAAGGCATTGCGGAAGAACTTAGAGGACTTGCCGTTGAGCAGAACGTACCAATCGTCACTGCTACTCAGACCACTCGTTCTGGTTATGGTAGCTCTGATATTGACCTTACTGACACTAGTGAATCCTTTGGTCTCCCTGCTACTGCTGATCTTATGTTTGCCCTTATTAGCACTGAAGAGTCTGAACAACTGGGACAGATATTAGTGAAGCAACTTAAGAATCGTTACAACGATCCCACGATCAACAAAAGGTTTGCCGTGGGTATTGACAGATCGAAGATGAGGTTGTATGATGTTGAACAGTCGGCACAAGAGAATATCATTGATGCTGGCAACGACCAAAACGAAACTGAAACCACTACTAACAAATTCGGAGGATTTTTATTTTGACCAATAAGATTGAGTTTTCTCGTTATGAAGAGTTTGTTTCTGCAGTTACCTCTTCTGCATCAACCAACTTTGTTGACTTCGCTGATCGGATTGGCGAGTTGGATCGTGAGGGTGCCAATATTGAACGACTGCTTACTGCTGGCGTTGGCATTAATGCTGAAGGTGGTGAGTTCCTTGAAATCATTAAGAAGATGGTTTTCCAAGGTAAACCATGGAATCGTGATAACCGTGAGCATCTTATCATTGAGTTGGGTGATATCATGTGGTATGTTGCTCAGGCGACTATGGCTCTTGGGGTTTCTTTCGATGAGGTAATTGCTACTAATGTTAAGAAACTAGAGAGGCGTTACCCTGAAGGTTCTTTTGATATTTACTTCTCTGAAAATCGTAAGGCAGGCGATCGGTAAATAAATACTCATAAACAGTGTTTATGAGATGGCATCGAAAGTAAAAGTAATTAATACCAGGGTTGTGCTTGATCGACTAAAAAACCTTGGACAAAAAAACAAATCAACTTACGGTATGAATCATTACCGTAAGTTTACTTTTTCTAATATAAAAAATAACATTATCAGATCAAATTTTTTTTCTAATGGTGTTTCTGAATCTGAGTTTTATTCCAATGTTCTGGCATTTGAAAAATTTTTATCGCAAGATACTACAGTAATATTACAAAAAACTGATGATACTACTTATTTGCTAAAAGTGCAAAAACAAGGAGCATCGTCTAGTGGATATGTATTAGTTTATTTTAATTATATTGCTAACACGACATTTAATACTATTAATGAGGGTCAGCTTTATGAAAGGCAACTCATTTCTAAATTAAATAGAGCAGGATACAGCAAACAAACTGAACCTGATACTGGACTTGGTGATCCTGACGTAATTGTTACTAGTGCTACCGGAGTTACTGTTGGTATTGAGTTAAAGGAAA